CACTGTTGCTTAAGAGGTTACTATGTTTTACATTACTGACAACTCCAATCTCGGATAGACGCTTATAAAACTCACAAAAGATGGGTGTGTCACCATACAATGAATATCCACACTTGCCTACAGCACCCAACCACTGGCGATACGTGTGAAAGGTACGACAACCTAATGACATAACATCCTTAGTGAGGGCCGCGATCGGGCTTCTTACCATAACCCATTTGTCGACCAACACTGGATGCATTTGACAAAACTCGATTTCTTCAAACACGCTGACAGTTGGCTCTACCTTCATCTCAAAGCCAAAGTCTAAAAACCAACGGTCGAGGGTATCAATGAAGCGCTGCTCATCCTTGCGCTCCATAATAACCACACAATCGTCACCATTGTTAATGAGTTTACACGCTATTCCCAATTGCGTGACATACTCAAGAATTAATGTACACATTATAATACAATTACCGAGCGCGGTGTTCATGTCCCCACTCATTCTAGTACCTTCAACATCAAACTCAAATTTCTTTCCATCCATCTTGACTACAAAATGATTTCTCAACTGCCAAGATAGTAAACGTTTTAGAAAATTACATCTGAAGATGCTGTTGTAATACTTATGCTCGTACTCCAAAGCGAGTCGGGAGACATGTTGGTCGAACCGGCTGGCATCTAATCCTATGGCTATTGGGTCGACGAAGGCATCCCATTTCACCCGAATTGCATGGGCGATCTGCTCTACTGTCATACCTTTTGCCACTGTACATAAATGTGTTTCATCGTCGCCCCAGGCCCGTGATAGCGCTTTGTACATCTCCTCCTCAATCGCGCGTGTGTAACGACCCAACTCGACATTATACCTCTTATGCCGTGGTGAAATCAACCTACACGCCTTAGTAGGATCTACTTTCTCATACTTTACAAAAGGAAAAATCCATGAATGACTCTTCCGCACACCTTCCATCTTATTGTCTGCGATTGCTTTAGCATATGATTTTCGCGCATGCGCCGGACATTGACGCAAAAAAGCG